CTCCAAGCTTTGGAAAAGTGATAATAGTTGAAGCACTATTAATATCATTTATACATATAGAATTCGTGTAAATTTTTGGCACATCTAATGTTATAATATTAATATAAACATTATCTAAATATAAATAATTTTTTCCACTGTTTATCTGTAAAAATATAACAAAAAAATAGTATTTTTTCAAATTATTAATACTTTTTAGATTTTTATCACTAATGAAATGAAAACTTACATATCCTTGAGGTAATTTAACAATATAAGTATATTTAAAAATATTAACTCTGCTAATTTTTTCTTCAAGATCAATCCTCAATTCATTTGATAGAAAAGGTGAATCGAAATATTCATGAAGTATATTTTTTTTACCTAAATTATCTACTTGTTGGATGATATGTAATTTTATATTTTTATAATATTTATTGATGTAAGAATGATATAATGATATAAAATCTATATTATTCATAATTATTATAAGAAATTAAATAAATAAGACCAGTTTTCAGTAATATTTCCTCTTTCTTTCTCAACCCAATTTGTCTCAGAGGCTTCTATTTTTTGCCATTTTTTGTATATTTCCACTTTATCAGTAATTAATATCCCAATAATTAGACTATCTTTATCTATCTCATTTGTAAAAATAATTAATTCATCTTCTTTAATTTTTTCTAATTTCAAAATATTTTCAAAAACTTTGATAACGCAATCCTCTTTAATTTTCTTGAATGATACTGGAATAATTAGACTATTCTTATTATAATTAAACTTTAATACGTCATTATAAATATTAACTCTAATAATTAAATCACCAGAATCTTGAAAAGAACAATTTTTATGACCCTGTTTCTCAAATACATATTGTAATTTATGCAAATCTTTTTCTAAATTAAATACATATTTCACCTCTTCTTCTTCAAATTCACCTTCCTGATCTTTTTTATCATAACGAATAAATTTAATTTTTTTTGGTTTTCCCTCTAAAACATCATCAACTGATACATTTATTTTCTTCTCAATATTTTCAAATTTTTTCTTTTGTTTATATTGCTTCAATAGCTCAATACGATTTTTTAATTTTTCATTATTTTTCTCTAATTTTTCTACCTTCTTTTCCATTTCATTATCAACTTGTTGATACTGAGGCATTTGAAAACCAAATTTATTAATTTTCTCATTAATTTTATTCATTTTCCCAATATTTTCTCCAATCTTCTTACTTAAATCAAAAAAATTAATATCTTCAACTCGATCCATGTTAGGCATTTGAGTAAAAGTATGAATTGTAAATTTTATATCAGGACCCCCTAATATATCATCAAATGCCCCTGTAAAAGCAGAGTTATTTTGTCCTGCAAAAAAACTATTTATAAATGAATCCACATTCTGATTTTGAAAAAAACTATTGAATATTGAAAAGGGATCAAAGGCTCCACCAAAAGCATCACCTAGATCACTAGGAATACCCAAATCATAATTTCTTCTCTTAACAGGATCAGACAAAGTAGCATAAGCACCAGCAATTTTTTTAAATTTTATCTCAGCCTCTTGAGGATTTTCTGGATTTTTATCAGGATGGTGAATAATTGCTAATTTTCTATATGCTTTCTTTATATCCTCTTCACTCGCATCTCGAGTAACACCTAAAATTTCATAAAAATCTTCTTTATTCATTTTTTGTTATAATAGTAATATAAATTTTAAGTCTTTATTTTACGAGTTTTTTTAGGAGGCGCTACTTCATTTGTATGAAAATAAATATTTATAAAATTGAAAACAAAAGCCTCTAAATGAATAATTTCTTTATTACCTTTACTAGAAGTCGTATTAAAATAGCAAGCAATCTCTACAATCTTTTTCTTTTTTTCCTCATCTATATTACCATCATTAATAACAAATTCTAAAAATAAATTAATAATTTCATCAAATTTAAAATGATAAACATACAATTCATACAATGAATTTCTGATTTCCTCTACAAAAGTATCACTTACTTTATTTTTACTTGTTATTTTATTATATAAGTTTTCTATAAATTTTCTAAAACTGTTATCAAGATTTTCTAAAGAACTTAAATTAAAATTATAAAATATAGAAATATTTTTCAAAAAACTATTGAAATTATAATTTGTATTTCCAGTTTTAATATTCTTTAAAAAATTAATTGGATCCAATTTAAATTCATCTTCAAAATAATCAAAAAAATCAATATAAAATTGTTTGTCAGGGTTTGGAATGTTTAATAATATAACAGAGCTAAAAATAGCATTATCAATTTTATTTATTGACTGTGAAACACATATAAAATTAACTGTATCTTCATTATTTTTTATAATATTATGTAAAGATTCAAATGCAATCTCTCCAATTTTATCAACATTCCATACTATTATATTTTTCTTATTACCAGTAACAATATTAGTCATTGAAGATACCTCATTAATATACTCACTAACAATACTCCTATCATTTATACCATATTCACTCGGACTTATTTCAATATGATTTTTAGATATTTTAACATTAAATGAAAAATTTTTATTAGTATTTAATTTATGCTCATAATTTGAAGTAATATTTTTTTCATCAGGAAAAATATGATTAAAAATTTTTTCAATCAAAAACCTAGACAAATATGAGTTATTTGAATTGATTAATACTGGTAAAAAACTTTTTTTACTTAGTTGATCTCTATTTATTGCAATAAATTTCTCAAATTGGGTTTTTAATAATTTTTCATAAAAATAATTTTCTACTTTCTCCGGCAATACTAATTCCATTTCTTATAATAAACAAATAAAAATCTTTTAAGCTTCCGCAAATAACTTACAAATAAGTATCGAGAAAATAATTATATAAATGATTTTGATGTTTTTTTGATGAAAGCTCATTTATGTATTCTTGATTAATCAAATAATCAGGATCCTTTGAATTATTTACTCTAGTATATACTTTTTTTAGATTACTTGTAAAAATTACTTTTAAATTATTACCATTAATATCTTCAACCCAATCAGTACCATTCCAATAATAGCAATCTGATTTCTTTTCCTTTTTAATGGGATATAAATTTTTTTTTATATTCTCGAAATAGTATTTATACAATAATTCACAATCAGATTCCAATGTTTTAGGATTTAGGTGTTCTTTTACAATTTCATCGTCAATATTCATTCTCTCTTTCTTAACAATTTTAGTAGTATCTTGTTTTTCTTCTTTATTTTCATCATTTTTATTATATTTTTCTAACTCTTTAATTTTATCTTTTAGAGCATTTATTTCTCCAATCATTTGATCAAATTTCATTTTTAGGTCATCAATTTCCTCATCAACATTATTATATGTATTGTATAAATTAAAATGATTGGGCTTTTTTTCTAATTTTTCTATTTTTTCTATTTTTTTAGGAGGTTCTATAATAGTAGAAGGTATCGATTTCTCTAAAAACCTAATACAGCTTGAGCGCTTAACATGATCTTCGTAGTATTTTCTTTTCAAATAAAATTTATTGCATTTATTACAAATCATTTGTTATTTAAAAATAATTTACTTTTAAATATTAAAATGAATTCTAGGAATATGGAAAAGGATTCTAAGCAAGGCTGGGGAAGAAGAGATAATCGCCAGCAAAGATATAAGAAAGATTTTAGTGGTCAAGAATTTTACAATAATAATAACAATGATTGGAATAAAAATAAACAGCAGCTAAAGAAACCCGCTGATGCCCCTGTTAAAAATGATAAATCTTTTAATATACAAGAAAATTTAAATAACCTTACATCAAGAGAATTCAAGTGGATTGATAATTGTGTTTTATAAATTCGTAAAGGCTTAAAAACATTAAAAATATATTACTTATGAATCAACTATCTAGCGATGCACATTTAAAAAAACTAATCTATGTAGAAGAAAGTAATGAAATTGGTATCGCAGTGATTGATACAGAAGATTGGAAACAACCTGAGACAGAGGATGATATTATAAAAACTACTTCATTTATAGCAAATGTGTTAACACAAGCATTATTAAAATCCCAATCTTTAGGACATCAACAGTTTGATGTAGTAGTTAAGATGGGATCATTTAAGGTAAAAAGTATAAATTTTAAATTTGTTAAATATTTAACCAATATACTAAAACAATTGTTTCCTGAAAAACTAAGACAAGCAACCTTGATAGATCCTCCAAAGTATTTTATAACAGCATATGATGTTATTAAAACATTCTTAGACAAACCCACAAGGAAAAAATTTCATTTAATATCTTCAAAAGATTTAAATGAATTATATGAAGATGATGTTGATTAATTTCCAATATACCAAGTTTGATTCGGATTTAAGCTTGAAGAGCAAGCTTCTAATTTCATTTTTTGAACAGTTCCAGTGTTAGATCTGGGCTTAGCCTGTAAATTATCATAATTGTAGCTATCGTTAGAATTATTATTATTTCTTTCAAATTGTTGAATACTCACGCACTGATTGGGAAAACTAGATGAAGATAGCTGCATAGATGGACCCCAAGTAAAATTTTGGCTGTTATTGTCGCTAGAACAGTTATCACTATAAACATCTCCTAAATTGTTCGCTGTTAAACACTTTGCTGTAAATTTATTTTTAACTTTTACTGTCCCATTAGATTGATTCTCAAGATACCAGTACTGGATTGGTGAATAACGTTTGTCATCTAAATAAACTATACTTGCAAAACCATTCCCAAATGTAGGAGTGCCAACTTTTTTAGTTGCCATATTCAAAATTGGACCACTTGCAGAGTAAAATCCACCAGGGACTCCTTGAGGTCCAGGAGGTCCTCTCACACCTTGAGGACCACGAGATGCTCCCCCCGATGTACCCATAGTTTGTAATTTCCTGCTTAATTCATCAATGGATGAATTTTGTTTCCTTGTGTTTTCTTGAGCCTGTTCACTCATTCGGTTAAATTTTTTTTTATCATCAGCATTCATTGAAAACAATATAATCGCACATATAATGGCTGCTGATGCTAAAAATAATGATATTTTTGCAAATATGGATCCAGCGTCAACCATGTGGTTAACTTTGCATAGAAAATATTAGTGAAAAAAAATAGCTTAAAAATTGATTTTTATTATAAGTATATTTTAAAGAAAGAAATGCCAAAAATTACTACTGTACAATCTAAAGAAGAAGATTTGGAAGAAATTATTACAGAAGTAAAGAGCATGAAAGTTAGTAAAAAAAAGTCAGTTGAATCAATTGAATTTCCAAAAGATGTTGAAGAAATAAGCGATTGTGGAGATACAGATGATACTGATGATATTGTCTCCAAATTTGATCACGACAAATATAGAGAATGGGAACACGTTACAAAATATAGGGATATTTCAATCAAATGTTCTAATTATCTCAAAAATATTACAGTACTAAAATTAAGCGATAATCAAAAGAAAGGATTTAATCGTTTAATTAACAAGATTTACGTTAAACTAATACTTTATAGCTATAATATTCAATTAAATCATTTAAATCCAATATATAGCAACTTTGATGAAAAATCAAAAGATTTATTATTCAAAATAAAGCGATTGGTTAATAAATTGATCGATAACTCAGCTCTTCTTAAAAAAAAGATAAGTTTTAAAAAAACAGAACTACTACCATTTTTCAACAATACAGCACAATTATATAACTTGATAATTGAGATAATGGAATATCTCATTGCTAATAAAAATAGCGAGGAAGAAATAGTTGATAAATAAATTTAACCACTGCAAGATTCACATACTTCATAATTATTCATTTTATCCTTCAATTTTGGATCAACCGTAAATTGCTGAGCTTGCACTTTTGGTCTACTACGTATATAATACGAACCAGTTTTTAATCCTCGCTTCCAACCATATATTAGAGCACTTCCTAATGTGCCAACTTTTGGTTCTTCAAAAAATAAATTTAAGGATTGTGTTTGACAAATAAAAGGAGTTCTATCTGCCGACAAATCAATTAAACATTTTTGTTTTATCTCCCAAACTGTTTTATATAACTCTCTTGTTTTATCAGGTAAGAAAGTTAAGTTACTTACACTTCCATTCTCTGCAACGATCATATCTTTCAATTCTCTACTCCAATAACCATCTCTAATCAAATCTCTAACCAAATATTTATTTAAAACAACAAAATCACCTGCAAGTGTTCTACGTGTATAAATATTGCTAGTGATTGGTTCAAAACATTCATTGTTTCCTAGGATTTGACTTGTGGAAGCGGTTGGCATAAGAGCGGTTAATAAGCTATTTCTTACTCCATAGCGCATTATATCCTGTCGCAAATTTTCCCAATTATCTTTACCCATAAACAATTCACTAACCCCACACTTCTCCCATTGGAATTCTCCTCTTGAAAGTGGAGATCCATCAAAAAGTAAATAGGCTCCAGGATATCTTTCCAATCTAAGCTCATTTTGAGTAAATCTTTGACCTTTATACTCCAAACAAGGCAAATCCAAATCTCTATCAACCGGTACATCGATTGATTCTTTCTTCATTTCATAAAAAACTTCCTCTCTTTCTTTTGCCATTTTGCAAGAAGCCTTCAAACAAAAATATTGGATTGCCTCAAAAAGATGTCTATTAATTAACTTATTCTCATCACTCTCAAAAGGAATTCCCAATTTAAATAACATATCACTGTATCCTTGAACTCCAATGCCCAATGGACGTGAGCGAAAATTACTGCGAGAAGTTTCAACAACTGGATAGAAATTAATATCTATGACTTTATTAAGGTTTCTTACTAGAATTTCACAAATTTCTTCCAATCTATCAAAATTTATTTTTGCTTTCAAATATTTTACTAAATCAGTGTATCCTCCAATATGTTTATCTCCAATGAAAATTTGTGGGACAGTATTAAATTTCTTATTTTTAATGTAACACACTTCACCTTCACATTGGGGTTTATTTAAATCATCATAGAAAGCCTTTCTTTCGTCATCATCATCCAATACAATTTTTTCGCAATCTTTTGGTAAAAGTTCCAATGCTTTCTCACAATAGGGGCAATTTGTCTTACTATATATTTTAACATGCCCATCTATTTTTCCAATATCCACTAACTCTCCCAGTGAAATACTGGCTAAACAACAGCAAGCGTATTCTTTGGAATCTGAGTATTCTACAATTTCAGAGCACAAATTACTACTTTTTATTGTTCCAATGTTAGATTGATTGCTCAATTCATTAATACGGTCTTTGTATAAAATATATGGTGTTCCAGTTTCTATTTGAGAACTCATTATTTTTTTCCAGAGTTTTCCAATGTCAATCACTTCTCTTGCTAATCCTTCATTTTCATATTTCTCATATAATGCAGTGAATGCATCTCCATAAGTTTCTACCAATCCAGGACACTTATTTGGATCAAATAGAGACCAATTAATAACCTTGTCTGGATTTTTTACAGCTTCCTCTACTCTTCTCATAAACAAATCTGGTAACATTAGTGCTAAAAATAAATCTCTAGTTCTAGCATCCTCAGCTCCATTATTTTTTCTTAGATCGAGAAAATCCATTATATCTGGATGATAAGGCTCCAAATAAATAGCAATTGATCCATTTCTCTTACCTGATTGATTAATATATTTGGCAGTTTCATTATAAACTCTTAACATTGGTACAATTCCATTCCCTTTACCATTGGAACTCTTAATATAAGCATTTCTCCCTCTTATATTACTAATATGTACTCCAATTCCTCCTGCCCACTTACTTATTTTTGCACAATCTGATATATTTTTATAAATACCATCAACACTATCTTCTGTTCCCATCAAAAAGCAACTCAAAAGTTGAGGGTGTGGAGTGCCACTGTGAAATAATGTTGGAGTTGCGTGACAAAAATATTTTTTGCTTAACATATTGTAACTCTTGAATGCATTCTCCAAATCCCAATCATGTAATCCTAGACTAACTCTCATAAAAAGATATTGGGGTCTTTCAATAATTTTGTCTCCAATCTTTAATAAATAACCTTTTTGAAGTGTTTTGAATCCAAAATAATCGATTAAATAATCTCGATCATCATCGATTTGCGCATCAATTATATCACCTTTTTCTTTTACAATTTCCAATAATGTTTTACTCAAAAAAGATTCCAATTGGAGCATTGCCTGCGAAAATTTTGGTGACGTTGTTTTGTGATTGTTACTAATAACAATTCTAGTTGCCAAAATTCCATAATCAGGATTCTCAGTCATGAGACTTGTACAAATTTGACCAGCTAATTCATCTAATTCTGCTGTAGAAACACCATCATAAATTCGTGAACAAACACGTTGTGCCACCAAATTTGGATTCACGATCAATCCATTACTTTTTAGTTTTATTCTATCTTGAACCTTGTCAAAATGTACTTCTTCTCTTCGTCCATCTCGCTTTATAACGTAAATCTCAGAATTCATGTTTTCTAAACTTCCTTGCATATTTATAAAAATTATATTTTTTTTAGACCTTTTTTTTATCTCCCAAATTCAATAATGAAAGAGTACCTGGATCATCCAATTTGAGAATTTCTCTATTAGATTCAATAATATCACGATCACTCGGTAAAAGATATAAAAGTTGAAAATCGTTTGCCAAATTGTATTTATATTGTTCAATTGGAATAGTTGGTTTATCTTCTATTGCTGTAACAATACCTATGAGAAATGGAATATTTCTACATCTTCTTAAAATTAAATTAAAAAAAGATGGAATAAAACATTGGAGATCCCAGCAATCAGTCAAGATGATGGTAGCATAGTGTCCAAAGAGGATATTTATCTTGTTATCTTCAATTTGAACCTTACTTTCTTTAAGAGTATTTTCCATCAATTTCCATTCTTGATTGAGTATCTTAAAAACAGGATGAGCCCAGTCATCAATTCTTGGAACTATAACTTCCTTCCAAAATCTAACAAATGGGGGAATTTTAATTTTCATTCCATATCCTTCATCAATGATACTTAAACGAAAATTTCTGGAAACAAGATCAATAACGAATACCAAAATTGCATCCATTGCTTTATCAGCTTCGGATGACTTCAATATATTATATAAATGAGCAACTGGTAGTTTTGCACTAGTAACAAATTTCATAAAATTTTTACTATACTCTAAGTATCCTTGTTCTTTAGCTTTGGACACTTGATCTTTCATTTCCTTCATAATTCTCGCATATTCACTCTCAGTCAATTCAATAATTTCTTCTTTCTTCTTTTTCTTGGATTTTGTTTCTACTATTTTTGTCTCTTCCTTTTGAATTGGAATATCAACTTGTATTTCAATAGAATTTCCGTTTAATAAAGTTTGGGTAGAAATATCACTTTTGATAATTGGCTTAGCTTTCCAAGAATTGGGGCTCATTGTTTGAATTTCCTTATTCTCTTTTGTAATCTTTTTCTCGACTTCTTGAATAATTATTTTTTCTTTAACAACAATTTTTTCCTCAACAACAATCTTTTCTTTTGTAACATTTTCACTAATTCTTTCCAATATATCATTTGACATTTTTTGGAAATCTTTGTTGAACTTATCAAAGGATTTTACAACATTATTTTTTAGTGTGTGATGTTGAAATTTTATAGATTTTGATTTGAAATTAAAATATGATATAGTTAATGGATTCATTGGTATCGCAATGTAATTTTCTAAAAAAATTCTTGTAATCATAGGATCCTCAAGAGATTCACAATATGCATTACTTGAGTTCACCCTTAGGAATTCCAAGCATCCAAAGAGAAAATTGTTAGCCCAATTAATATCTGCTTCTTTCTCTAATTGTTGAAAAATTATATCTCGTACAATAAAAAATAAATGGCTTAATAAATAAGTTGGTTTCGATAAACCATATTTTGAGATTGGATGTGGATTTTCACTGTTAAAATATAAATTTTTACACTTGGTTATCCACATTGTTAGATTCTCCATTTTAAATTCACTATGAACTATCCCTTTAGGAGGTTTTATACCAGGGTAAATTGTGACATTATTAATGCATAGAGTATCCATTTTAATGTGTTGAAAATATAACTAAAATATACTTCAATTTTTTTTCTATCAATTTATTAAGTAATGAATAATTTATATTTGATTGCACTCATTATTATCATATTAATTCTATCTTGGTTTGTGATGCATCCCCAAAGACAATCCTCTCCAGTAGTAATGTATCCAAGAAGAAAAAAAGAAAATGAAAAATTCCAAATATATGATCGTCCTTGTTTAAAAAAAATCGAAGAATCCTGTTATAATGATCCACTCTCATCAGCAAAATGCTGGGCTACAAAGGCTTTCCCTTGTCCAAAAGATAATGGATCCTATATGCAATGCACCAATAATTTTAAAAGGGATGTTAATATAGAGGATTGTTTAGAAAGAACCTATTATTATTCACCAGAAGATGAACGTTTGAGTGAAAAATGTGTGTACAAGAAGGTATTCCCTTTTGCAGTCAAGAAAGACATTCCAGATAACACCAGTCCAAGTATATTTCCACGAGTAAATATGTGGAGAAATGATGACATTGTTGATAATTTTTTTGTAGCATTATAAATATAATTTCAGGTCCTGATCCTAAAATTAAAAAATTATATAAATTAGTATGTCATTTCCTTGTCAATGCCCACCAAAAATAGGTGACCCATTTCCTTATAAACCATACACTTGCCAACCAGATACTATTTTTCTAAATTATTTTATGAGTTTGTTGCTATTACGATCTAATTACTATAATTATATTCAAACTGGTGTGAATCAAGCACCGACTCTAAAAAATAAATTTTCATATAAGGTTCCAATCTATCTTTTCAAGTATTACTCATTACTTGATCCTAAAATAGTTTTGAAAACTTACACATATGAGCAAGTATTTAATATTTATTTGATTGCCCAACAGTACAAAACTTTAGCACAGGTCCCACCCGAGGTAAAAAATAACTGGGATAATGTTGATAAAGAATTTTACACAAATATCTTACTTCTTCCAACAGTTGAGGCACTATATCAAGCAGTAGCAAAGGCAAATCAACAAAGGGAAATTGGATTAAGCTATAGCTACACTTTTACACTACCAGCAAATATTGTTCAAATATTTAAGGATGAAATACCTGCAAATCAATCGACTTCTAAATGTTATCCAGGCGATGAACTAATTGTCATTTCAAGAAATGCACAACCAATTGTAAATGCTTATGTCTTCAAAGGATTATTTCCTGATTTTAAGCCTGATTGGAATTAAAAAATTGATAGTAATAAATAAAGATATTTATAACAATAACAAGGATGGATAATCCAAGTGAATTTGACATAAACCTGAATGATCAGGTTATTAGCAAGGAGACTATTAAAATTTTGCGAGATCTTTGTGGATTGGAATACTCTTGTGAAAGAATAATTCCAAAAATTATTCGTTCTTATGAAAAACAAGATTCTATAGAGGCTCCACCAAAAATAGAACCAACTTCTATTGATGAAGAAGAAGTGAATTATGATTAGTCAACTTCCTCAACTTTATAATTAAAATCAGCTGGCTCATCTTCATCATCTTCAGATAATTCTTCCAATTTATTTTCATCATCGTCTTCTTCGTCTTCAATATTTGACTCATATGTTGATTCACTTTCATATGATTCTTCACTTTCACTTTCCTCTGTTGATTCTTCATCATCTTTGGGTAGAGACTCATACGTAGATTCATCTTCAATATCTGACATAATATTAAGCATAAAATTTTTGTGAAATTTTTACTTATGAGTAAAAAAAACAAAATTAAATTATTTTATAAATATAATGAGTAGTGAAAAAACTAATTGGAAAACATATCTTAAGACTGGAGCGACAGCAACAGCCGCAGTGACAATTACACACTTGAGCTCAAGTGCTATTGGAGCTTCTTGTGCCGATAATTGGGTTACAATTGGAGTTGCAGGAGCAGTTGGAAGTTTAGTTGGAGCATACCAGGCAAAAGGTGGATCATTGAGAGAAAATGCTCTTGCTTGGAAGAATTGGGTTTCTCAAAAGTTGAAAAAGAATTGAAAATTTTAAGTATAAAAAAAACTGAATATTTTTTTATAATTTATCTAATGCCTAAAAAATTCATGCAATCTGAGGCGATAATATTAAATATCATGAATGAAAATTTTTCAGATTGGAATGAAAAAAATATACCAATGTTTCTAACATTGCTGGGTATTCATGAAGCTTGTGAATTAGAACAATCCAATTCAACAAATATTTGGTTCACAATTGGAGTAATCGAAAAAATTATTAACAATAAATGTATTTATTTACCAAACTGGATGGCTAACTCAATGACTTGTTCAAATTTTTTGCCAATTTATCAAGAGTTATTGGAAATTGCTAAGAATAATACTAGACCAATCTATACTTATCCAGATTTAATTGAATTAATTAATCCAACAAGTGATTTTTATTTCAAGTTATCAATGCCGCTTGAAATGCCATCAAAAAATCCTAAAAAATGGATCAAGTGGTGTTTTTCCATAAAACTATTGTTTTATTATAGTAAGAATCCTTTCCCTATGGATTTTCTTGCTTCAAGAGGTATTTTTAGCAACCAGTTAATAATTTACCCGAATAAAGAATTGGCAATAAATCTATTAATTGATTATTATCAAAAAATACTACCAAAATGCGAGAATCCTACTCTACCAATTTTCCCACAATATGAACCACCCTATTTAGAAATGGAAAAAAGAGAATATTTATGGTCTCATCCAAAGAGAGGGGAAACCATTAATCTTAGAAAAATGGTTTGGTTTTATGTTTTATCGCACATTGCCCAAGAAAATGAAATATCATCCACCTCACTATTGAAGGGAGTGAACGGAATGATTCATTTCTATCGAAAAGAAAAAAATCCATTTTTTATGAAAATAATAGGGAATTGTCTTGGATTAATTTTTTCAAATTGTAAAGATATAAAAATGTAATTATAATCATTCGAAAATTACACCAACCGTAAAGAAAAATGAGACAAACTCATTCTAAATTTCGGTGGCTGGAAGCATTACCTTCCGTAAAATCAACTGATGGTCTTACTTTTTCCATTTCTTCTTTTTTATTTGAAATGGTGAAAGACGAAATACAAAATTCACTTGGTCTTTGTTGTTTGTAAATCCAACTTTTACCCAAGTTCATTATATTTATGGAAGAATTAGCATCTCGTGTTCTAAATACGATTTTTTTGTTTTCGCAACTCACGCAGTTAGAACACACTAAAAGACGAAATTCATCTTTGTTTTCTTTATTTCTATAATGTTTCAAATCTTGGAAACAATCACAGCATTTCTTACTTGTATTACATTCATTGATTGTAATCGTATCATATTTTTTATGTATCAATTTCCTTAACCCTTTATTCATTGTCGGCATAAAATGTTTCATTTGAGAAGTTCTACTCCAATTTCCATAACAAATTAAAATATTTTCTCCAAATGTCTTTTCTATGTTATTTAAAAATGTATCTATGGATTTATTACCATACGAGTATTGCCTAAATTTCATTTTTCTCCATACTTCCTTTTTGTAAAATTCTATAGTTTGTTTATTTAACCTATCTTTTTCAACTAAATAAGATTTGAAACTATTGTAATTGACTGATTTGCTATTTTGTAAAGACAATACATTTTCATACTCATTTATCTTGTTATTTTTCTTCTCTCGTTGAAAAATTTGTTGATTTCGCTTTGCCATACTTTCCTTTTTTCTTTGAGGTGCTGTATATTGTAATTTATTGCCTTCTCCATCCATCATATAAACCAAAGAACGCTTACCAGGGTCTAACCCTACTATATTTCTTGATTTTAAATTGTCTAATTGTTGATTATCCAATTCCTCAATACTAATATATTCATAATCTTCACTATTTACTTGTTTGTTTTTATTTTCTTCTCCTTTACAATCTTTACGAATAAACAATAAAGAACAACTAATACCATCTGTAGTTATTTCATTATGAAAAGTATAATGTTTATTTTTGAATAATCTATGTTTCATATTCAATAAACTACTCCATAATACATTTTGATAATTA